TAGCGAGAACCCCCTCCATCTTTGCGTGAGTGAACGCAGAGAGCATCGTCCTTGACCTTTATCGAAGCGGAGAAATCCGCAAGGCTTGCCTCACCATTACGGGGGGCAATCCGCTTTGGAAGGACCTCGAACAAGAGGTCGTCCTGATTCTGCTCGAAAAAGACCCCGACAAAATTCTCAAGATGCAGGTCCAAGGCTACCTGCGATTCTACATCGTTCGGTTGATAATGAACCTGTACCGGGGCAACAACAACCAGTTTGCTAAGAAGTACCGCCATCACGACGAGCGTGTCGAGGTTGACCCCGAAACCCAAGAACTGGGCAAGGACTACGACTCCCTGCTCGACGACCTTTGGGCTATTGCCCAGCAAGAGATGGACTCTTGGGCCAAGGACGGAGCCTTTCCGTACGACAAGGAACTGCTGAACCTGCTGATGCAGACCGGCAACATGAAGGCCATGTCAAGAGAAACGGGCATCCCGTACAGGTCAATAATCTACTCAATCGAACAGGCCAAGGCCAAAATCAAAACCGCAATCGAAGCCAATGGATATACTGGTCTATCCCATCCTGATTAGTGCTTTAGCGACCCTTGCGGTCGTGGAGTTCCGGGTGCTGCCTTCGTGGTTCTACGCTCTGCCCTTTGCGAAGCGGAAACCGTTTTCGTGTATGACCTGCTTCGGGTTTTGGATGGGAGTCCTCCTGACCCTGCCGACCTGCCAATGGTACTTGGCCCCGATACTTGGCCTTGCCTCATCTGCCACCGCAATCCTACTCAGAGAATGGACCTTCAAATGACCAACGACCAGTTCATCGTGGCACAAAAGCACAGGAAGTACTGGGATCAGTACATCGCCTCGCTGACGATGCGACTGCCACCCGATGCGGTTGGTGAATTGCAAGCCATCCTCACGGCTCACGGACGACCGCCTACGAATTGGTGGTGCGCTGACTGCGTAAAATCGGCCCTCCAATACATTTACCTACAAGCGGACCTGTTCCTCGAAGTCAACCAAAACACCATAACCCACCCCCTGAATGCCCCTGCCAATCCCGAACAATAACGAGTCAAGAGAAGGCTTCATCGGTCGCTGTATGAGCAACAACGAGGCCAATGCGGAGTTCCCCGATACGGCTCAACGGCTTGCGGTTTGCGGCTCAACGTGGGAGAATCACAAGAGGCAACAGTTCGAGTCTTACTCCGACTACGGGCAAGAGATTCGGGCCAATGCAAAGAGGGGGATGGAACTCAACGAACGCAACGGGAACAAGTGCGCCACCCAAACGGGCAAGGTCAGAGCAGCCACTTTGTCCAAGGGCGAACCCATCTCGGTGGAAACCATCAAGCGGATGCACTCCTACCTGTCAAGGGCCGAAACCTACTACGACAACGCTGACGATACCAGCGACTGCGGTTACATCTCGTACTTGTTGTGGGGTGGCAAGTCGGCTCTCTCATGGTCAAGAAATAAACTCCGAGAACTTGGCGAACTCGAAGGCGAAGGATGACGAAGCCCAAGTGCAGGCTCGGATGGACTCGCTCATGATGGTCATAACGACCCTGTGCGACTGCATCGGAGCGGTGGACGATTCCAATGCCCCGAACCAGTACGAAGTGAAAATGAAAATCGTAAACAAGATTAGCGACCTAATAGACAAAATCGAATACTGATGCAACGAGGCAGGCCAAAAGCATTTGAAACCCCCGAAGAACTTTGGGCGATTTTTGAGCAATACTGCACGGAAACCAAGTCCAAGCCCATTATCGTTAAGGATTGGGTTGGACCCAAGGCCATGGAAGTGTTGAGGGAAAAGGAATGCCCATTGACCTTTGACGGCTTTACGCTTTACATTTGGAAGTCAGGGGTTGCCAAGGGAGTTGACCAATACTTCACGAATCCTGACAACAGGTACGAAAATTATGTGGAGGTCTGTTCACGCATAAAGCAGGCGATAAGGGAGGACCAAATCCGAGGGGGCATGGCTGGCATCTATAACCCATCCATCACTCAACGCCTGAACAACCTCGTGGAACGCCAAGAGAACACGGTCCACATCGAGCAACCCCTATTCCCTGACAATGGCTGATTCTATCGTTGAGGGGGTCATTGACCAATTCAGGACAAGAGCCGAGCAGGGCGAAGCCAAGTACGGCACGACCATGGACCGCAACGACCTGACCCCGATGGAGTGGATTCAGCATCTACAGGAGGAACTGATGGATGCGGTGGTTTACCTGCAAAAGATAAAGAACCTTGAAAGAGCAGGAGAAGTTCATCCGAACCACGGCCGTAAATAAGGTCCGTGAGTTAAAGCGGTTCGTCAAAGGGGTACAAGGCGGCTCGTCCGCATCCAAGACGTACTCCATCCTTGCCGTTGAAATTGACTATTGCACGAAGAATCCCTACACGGAAACGAGCGTTGTAGCCGAGTCCATCCCACACCTCAAGCGTGGGGCCATGAGGGACTTCATGAAGATTATGACCGTTACAGGGCGGTTCAACGCTGCCCGATGGAACGCCACCGACTTTCGGTACAAGTTCGCCAATGGGTCTTACATTGAGTTCTTTTCGGCTGACGATGATTCCAAGTTAAGGGGTGCAAGGAGGGACAGGCTCTACATGAACGAGGCCAACAACCTCTCCTTCCACGCTTACACGGAACTGGCAGCACGGACCAAGCAGTCGGTCATTCTTGACTGGAACCCGGTCAATGAGTTTTGGTTTCACTCCGAACTGATGCACGATGAGGACGTGGACTTCCTTATTCTAACCTACAAGGACAACGAAGCCTGCCCCAAGAGTGCGAGGGACTTCATCGAGAAAGCGAGGGTCAAGGCTGACACTTCGGAGTATTGGGCTAACTGGTACAAGGTCTACGGCCTCGGTCAGGTCGGGACGCTACAGGGAGCGATATACGAGGACTTCGAGGTGGTGGAGGGTATAGATGTCAGCCGAGCGAAATTCGTCGCCCTTGGGCTTGACTGGGGCTTCAGCAACGACCCTACGGCATTGGTCGCCATCTACCGCCAAGGGGACTGCTTGCTGATTCAGGAACTGCTCTACTCCACGGGCCTCACGAACCAAGACATCGCAGACAAGTTGCGGTCGCTGGGCATTACAAGGGCTTGGGAGATAGTGGCGGATTCAGCAGAACCCAAGAGCATCGAAGAAATCTATCGGTTAGGTTTCAACATCAAGCCAGCGGAAAAGGGTCCCGATTCGGTTCGGAACGGCATAGACATCCTCAAGCGGTTCAAGTTGCAGGTTACCAAGGACTCGACCAACCTCATCAAGGAACTGCGGTCCTACACTTGGGCAACCGACAAAGAAGGCAAGAACACGGGGGTCCCGATTGACTCGTTCAACCACGCCTGCGATGCGATGCGGTATGTGGCTCTCAACAAGTTAAGGGTCAGTAACTCGGGAAAGTACGTTGTGGTTTAACTTTGAGGCATGAACACCGAACGCATCATCGACCTGCTAATCGAAATCGGCAAGACGATTGCAGCCGTTTTCTTCATCCTCACTTTACTGACCCTCCTTTGGACCCTATGAAAGTCATCCATTATTACCACATCTACTGCGGAGGGAATTGGCAGTTAATTCTCAACCAGCACATGATGGCTGTCTGCAATTACGGGCTTATCAACGTCTTGGACGAAATCCGTGTCGGCATCGTCGGTCCACCCGAACAACGCAAGGCGGTCAAGGAGGTGTTGGAGAACTCGATGGTGGCCGATAAGGTCAAGGTCGTGGTTACCCGAACCAACGCTTGGGAGCAGGCGACGCTGACCGAAATGTACCGGGCAAGTCAGGAAGAAGAAGCCGTGTACCTGTACGCTCACACCAAGGGGGCTGCGAATCCATCCTTGACAACCCAACTTTGGGGGAGGTCCATGCTATTCTTCAACGTGGTGGCTTGGGAGCGGTCCCTTCAAATGCTGGAGCAGGTCGATGCGGTCGGCTGCCACTGGATTACCAAGGAGCAGTTCCCTCACATGGCTGACCAAAACAACCCCGAAGGCTATCCGTACTTTGGGGGCAACTTTTGGTGGGCCAAGTCGTCCCACATCAAGGAACTGGGCGAACCTGCAAGGGACCACCGATTCCGAGCCGAAACTTGGGTTGGAAAGAAACCCGACACCAAGGTATTTGACTCCAACCCCGGCTGGCCTTCGCCTGAAAAATTCGTTGTAACTTTTTGACATGAAAAAACACATTGACCAACTCAAAGCCTTGGACTACTCGCACATCTACACGACTGCGGTGGACCACATCATTGAAATCTACGAGGAAGCCAAGAAGCACAAAGGAGGCCACGCTTTAGAACTCGGTTCCTACCTCGGACACTCAACGCTCGCTATCGCCTTGGCCGGGCTTGACGTGGTGGTTTACGATACCGATACAACGGTTGAGGATAAGCGCAAAGCACTCCTGTCCAAGTTCAAAGTCGAATGGAACAACCAACCGAGCCACATGG